ATAAGAAACTCCAAGACCAATGTAAAGAAGCGGCAGCGACTCAAATTGAACTGCAGAAACAACTGACCGCAAATAAAAGGTTAGATTTTGAGATCGCCAGACTCAAGAATTGTGGCGAGTTGAAGAAGCAAGGTATCTATTTCCACCCCAAGTCTCCATATTATAAAGTGTGTGCGGATGTGATTGTTACTAATCCTGGTGGTGTCATTCCCCCACATAAACATTCTATCCCTTCGGTTTCAAGACCTTCTTCAGTGCCCGTATCGCCTCCGTCCTCTCGCGCTGAAGATCTCGGCGCTCCGTTACAGACAAAATCTCCTCTTGTTTCCCCCTGATCTTAGCAATCTTTTTCATAACTTTTTTGACCGTTGGTTTGATGACCTTGAGTAGGATATCTGCCAATGGTTTTGCTGCGAGTGCTGATGCAGTTGCAACTACAGCAATGCCACCGGTAGTCATAACAGCACCAGGACTGGGAAGTCCAGCAATAACTTGCTCTGGTAGTGGAACCTTCTCCGTAATCTGAATACACTGGTTACCAATCAATTGGTATTCAGTAACCTTCTTTCTAAACCCCTCAATGTATGTACCAACAGGTTCCTTCGCTGCTTGTGCTGGTGTGGGGCAGTCCACCTTAGCAGTAGCAGCAGGAGTTTTAGGTATCGGCAACTCGGGAACAGGGGGAGTTTTAGGTTGCCTCGTATCTATCTCCGGTTTTTGAGTCGGTAGAGTTTGATTTGGTTCAAAGTTAATAGGATTGAATGATGGCACACTTCCATCACAATAAGTCCTTGCACCTCTTGGGTCATCTTGTGCCAGTTGCGGACTACCATCAGGATGTGCTTCTACGCAACCAGGCATATCAACTATCGGTGTTCCAATGTTTTGCGTTACTGGAACAACTGGTGGTATTGACTGTGGATATCGCATCAACCAATCAGGAACTGGAGGTATATCCAGACTCCTGATTTGGATTTCTTTTATCTCAGGCATCAATCATCATTTGTGAATAGACCCATAAATCCACTCCAAAGATGAAAGAAAAACACATAAAGAAAAAACTTTCCTTCAGCATCTTTGGATTTTTTTCTTCTTGCTGTAGTCATAGTATAATATCAGTTACTAATATTATGTATCAGAGACCAGGAATAGCAGGTTTTGATTCAATAACATTACCGGTGGCAGAAGGCATCTTGGGCATAGCACCACTAATCATACCAGGAAGTGCTTCTGTGACAGATGCTGTAACTTGTTTGATTGCTGCTTCTTTTGCACTTTCGATTAGTGTATCCTTATTAAGATATACATATGCACCTGCACCGACGACGGCAGCAGATACTCCGAATGAAGCAAGGGCAAGTAAATTAATTAGTTTTTGCATTGGATTACTCCACTAAAGTTCCGTGTGCTCTGCGAATCTCTTTGAGTTCCTCAAAGTTCTTCTGTTTGGTTCCTCCGTCATATGCCCAAGCATATCCTTCGGCAATCATCATTTCGTTGAGAGAGACTTCTCCGTCTCCGATGTAAAGCCATCCCAGGAGTCTACCGTATTTACCAACACCCCCAACAAGCTCAGTCCTAATAACGAGGTCATCATCACCATCGATAGCACCATTGAGCTTGTCTTCGAGCCAGTGGGTTGCGTCGTACCCAAGAGCCTTCTCTTCGTCGTCGCGTGTTCGTTTCTCTGGTGTATCGACTCCTGCAACTCTGACTCTTTCTTTCTTATAAAGATCAAAACCCAGGTCAATAGTGACATCGATTGTGTCCCCATCTACAACCCTATTTATTTCTACGACTCGGAAGTTATAACAACTCTTCCGACTTGGGGGTGTCATTGCTCCCATAGTTTACCTCTTGTGCGTTTGCTGCAATACCAATCACAAATGCACCAACTGCAATGACTGCAGCAGCACCCCATACCCAACGTTCTAGTTGTCTGACCCTATTCTTAAGGTCATCATTTTGTTTTTCAATACGACTTGCGAAGGAATCTAACTCATTCATTTGAGGAACTTCTTTCATACGTTCCTCTAAAGAAATAACTCTTTCTCTAAAACTTTCTACTCTACTTTCTAGAACAGCAAGTTTAGAATCTTGTTCGGCATCCTTATTCGTCAGGTCGCTCATCACTCATTTCAGAGAAAGACATACGAAGTATATAGACGACACAGTACAAAGTAAAAATAAGTCCACATCCCAATAATATAATTACAGACCAAACAGGATCATTAATATCGGCAAGAGGTTTAAGAAATAAGTTCATTAGCAATCATTAAATGCACTACCAACCTCTGAACCAATATTGGATCCAATCTTCTGTCCAAGCAACAGTGCCCAACCAGATGCCAACCATCCAACATAAGGAATACTGGTGACTGCTGGGACAATCAGACCAGCACTAATTGCTGTCCCTGCCATCGCACCTTGTGACCGTGCTCCAGCGTCCGCCACGATGCACTCTATGTCTTTTGCAGACTTTCCCTCGGCGTCAACGCCACCTCCTAAGTTTCTAGCACCATCCATAGTATATTGGTCAATACGATATTCCTTACGATGCTCTACCTTAGGACCAAATAAACCCTTCTTAGCAGAATCTAATTGAAGTGATTTTTCTGATTGTAAAACTCTAGGGTCATTTGCTCGATATTCAATTCTGTATCCGTCCCTAGTTGCTTCAACCTTATAAGATGAATAATCTCCCTGTGGAAAGTTGATTACAGGTATTTTTGTTGCATTAAGAACGTGTCCCAACACACCAATATGGGCAACACCAACTAAAGTCCCCACAGTGAGAACTACCCACTTGAATGGAGACTTTGGTGGAGTGTTGTTGGTTGCCATCTTACTGACCTTGTAGTTTGATATCTAAATTTTTCAGTTCAGAATAATATTCACAGGGATATTCCATAGCAACTGGTTCATCATAAATCATCATCTCTGTACGGCACAGTCCATTGCCGATTTCCATATGACCAACAATAAACAAAGTAAGTAGCATCATTGTTTTATACCGTAGGCATTACAGGTGGTTCTCCGTCTTTCTTAGGAGCAGTTGCAATCTGAATAGGTGCTTGCTCGATACGAATGGTTTGAGCAGGTGCTGTCTGTGCTGCAGCGGCAATCAGTTTCTCCAAGTCTGCCTTAGATACTCCACCAGAAGCGGCACCCATCTTCATCGTTCCATCACCAGACTTCTTCGCAGTCTGAACACCAAATGTTGCTAGAACCCCAGTGAAGACCGATGCGATGAAAGTAGGATCAAGTTTCTGTTCAGGAATACCAAGTGCAGCAGGAAGTTTAATATAAGCAAGAGTCAAAATACCACCAGACCAGACGAGAATACCAAGTCTGACCATAGTGCTGATTGCTTCCAACTGACCTTCGTGGTCATCGGCAGCTGCTTTTAGTTTAGCAAATGGACCTTTCTTTTTCTCTTCTTCTTTAGAAACTTCTTTTACTTCTTCCGGCATCTGACAAGAGCAAGGCTCTTATATTTATGGTTTGAGCAAGTCTACAGTAATGTTTGTGTGTTGTATTTGATTAAACTTTTGGCAAAGAACACTGCTCGATTCGTGTTCCCACTTATGATATGTTTTCTTTAATTGTTGAGTATAATCAGGACTATCACATTTTTGCATTTCCGTTGCGACGATAGTCTTGATTAACACATCTCTTGTTAAATTAGACATACTTGAAAAGTATTTTCCGACAGAGAATCTACCATTATTACACTAAAGAGTTTCGCAGGATTCTCCTCGGCTGGTTGTTTCCTAGTTGGAATGTTATTATTTATCAATATAACCTTCCTCTACCAGGTATTTACGGGTTAATGGAGTCGGTTCATAGACTTCCCACATTTTACCGGTGGCACAAGCAGCAAGTGCCTTTTCCGTCATTCCTTCGGTTTTTCCTGCCCAAGTTGCCTCTGCTTCCCAAGGCACGGCAGACTTTGGATAAGATCTCTCTACCATCTCTCTCCAGAGTTTAGGTACTTCTTCTTCTGGTTTAATAATAGCAATCAAACTATTCTCAATACTACCAGCCATACAATCTTGTGCAGCGTGCCATCCCTCGTGACGCAGTACGGACATCAATACACCTTGACGATGCATATAGGCATCATTGAGATAGAAGTTATTAGAGACCGTATGATAAACACCACGATGTCCAGGGGGAAAATACTTTTCGTGCCCTAGAAAAACCATAACTCCGATCTTATCAAGGGATACCAGCATCGAGTCAAACTCGTCAGCAACAAGATCAAAATCAGAATTAGGAAACTCTTTACGAATATCGTCGATACTCTTGATTCGTCGAACATTGTCGGTGCATTCTTGTAAGATCATGCAACCCATTGAGTCCATCGTATAGAATCCTTTAGTTGGTTCTGCTAAAACCGGAGAACCGAATGAAACAGCTGCGACTAGTGCAGCAAAAAAGTTTTTCATGAGTAATATGCCTCATAATATTTTACTAGTCCACTAGTATTTACATTACCTTGAGAAACCCAATCATGAGCACATTCAGAAATACTTTGCATACTATAAAGTGGTTCTCCGTTTTCGTTAAGTTCAGAACCAAATCTTCCTAAGAGAAGAGTATATGCTTTTTGCCTTAACT